TGGGGTTTTTCTCTTTCTTCATTACCACCATCATGGATGGTCACATCAGGTCGTGTCGGTAGATTCCAAATAATCTACCAAGTTCCAGAAAAGTATTGGTCAAAGATTAAGACACGCAAATTCCAAACAGGTGTAAAAGATGAGGATGGTTCTGTTGAACAAATAGAGTTGCGTTGGAATGGAACGCAATCCATAGTATCTGGTAAACATCCAAAGACAGACGGTTATAGGTGGATGGATGGAAGATCACCAAAAGATCTTGAAATCGCAGAAGCTCCCTTTGCCATAATCGAAAAGATGATGGAGCAGAAGAAAAAAACAAAGACCCCACAAATAGAAACATTAAATTTAGATACTGATAAAGCACGTTCTCTTCTTCAATCAATAAATCCTAATCGGCTTGATGATTATGATGCTTGGCTAAAAATAGGTATGGCTGCTCATTCAGTTGGTGATAATTCACTACTCCACGATTGGGAACAGCTATCACAAAAAAATAGCAAATATCAATCAGGGGAATGTGAAAAGAAATGGGCATCATTTAAATCATCAGGTGTTTCTTTAGGTACTCTCCAGAAATTTGCCTCCGAAGATGGTTGGACTCCACCACCACGGTCTTTTCCTACTTCAATAAAACCAGCAGAAGAGCCAACGCCTGTTCCTCGTAAATTAGAACAGCTAACATCACAGGAACTTATAAACTTTTTACGCAACCTTAAACAGGAAATTAGATTCAATACCTTTTCTCATTCAATAGAAATGGATGGCAAAGTAATTAAAAATATTGAACTTTTTTACCTTACACTTGCAGAACTTAATTACAAAGTGCCAAAAGAAATGGCGATTGATTGTCTCCTGAAAGTAGCCCATGAGAATGAATACGATCCTGTAAAGCTATATCTTGATCATTGCTATAACGAAATAGAACCAGAACTTTATGGCATTGAAAGATTGGCCTCAACATATTTAAGACCACAGGATCAAAATTTAAAAGAGCCAACCATATATGATGTGATGCTTAAGTTAACTTTGATAAACGCAGTAAGAAGAGTTTATATTCCAGGTTGCAAACATGATTCAGCAACTGTTCTTCAAGGTTCACAGGGAATAAAGAAATCATCATTTTGGCAAACATTGTTCGGCCCTTTCTTTTCAGATGCTCTTGGTGACATCTCTTCTAAAGATGATCTTCTCGTTCTCCACCGTTCATGGGGAATGGAATGGTCTGAAATTGATGGAGTAACATCTAGAAAACACGCAGGGGTAATCAAAGCATTTTTATCAAGGTCAACTGATCTCTTACGAGTTCCTTATGGTAAAGCCGTTGAAGAATGGCCAAGAAGAGGAATAATTGTAGGAAGTTCCAACCGTGATTCAGGTTTGCTAATTGATGACACAGGAAACAGACGTTTTCACATAATTCCATGCACCACAAAATCAATTGATCTTGATTCCTTACAACTTGAAAGAGATGCTCTGTGGTCGGCTGCAATACATCTATTTAAAAATAACGAATCACATTTTCTCTCTTATGAACAGGAAAACCAGATTGAAAAAGAAAACCTCGGTTATATGGTTGATTCGCCTTGGCTTTCTGTAATTACCAATTACTTAAATGATCCAGCTAATGCAATGAAAGATATAACAATAGAACTTCTGCTTGCCGAAGCAATAGAGAAACCAGTCGAAAGACAAACAAAATCTGACACAATGACTGTCTCATCTATTCTCAAATCCTTACATTATGAACGAAAAAGAAAACGAGTGGCGGGAACACCGAAATGGGTGTGGTTCTCACCTGTTCTCACCCCTGTTCTCACTACTGGGAACGGCTAAAATCATTACTATCACTATCTTATATATATATGTTCTCTATGTTCTCTATGTTTTATATATAAATATAATAATAGGTAATATATAGGGAAATATAGGGTTAGGTAAGTTTGTAGCATTTCTGGGAACACTTGGGAACGTGGGAACACCTTGCAGTCTTAAATAAGTCTCAAATTACACAAATATTCATATTTTCGCTTTTCCGTGTAACATCTATGTAATGGCTAAAAAAGGTACAAAAATAGAAACTCTTATGAGGTCACGAGAACTTGGCGAGATTATTGCCAAGGGTGGCCGTAGATCTGATTGCGTTAGATATGCTTTGAAAAAATGGGGGGTCAGTGCTACAACAGCAGATAAATATTTAGAGATAGCTAGAGCCGAAATGAAAGCAGATTGGGATATGGAAAGGCCTGAAATGGTAGCAAATCTTTTAGCTCAAGCTGCAACGCTACAGATGGAAGCAAGAGAAAAAGGTCATCTGCACATTGCTCTTGGTGCAATCAATACAGCAGCTAGACTTGCACAGATTATTTCGTGAGCATTTTAGATACAGTTCAACCTGGAAAAGTTTTATATCAAGTAGGTGCATTTGATCTTCCTACAACTCAACAAACAATTGACAGGATTTATCAAGATTTACTACCTCATCAAGAAAAATTTTGTGCAGATACGCAACATAGAAAATTAGCTCTTGTTTGTGGTTTTGGTGCTGGGAAAACTTATGCTTTATGCTCAAAGGCTGTAATGCTTGCCTGTTTAAATATCGGTCATGTATCTGCTGTTTTTCAACCGACAGCACCGATGTTAAGAGACATTTTAATTCGTACATTCAATGAATTATTAGACCAATGGCAAATACCTTATACATTCAGAGCATCACCACTTCCTGAATATCAACTTTCTTGGGAAGAAGGAACACATACTATTTTGTTAAGGACAATGCTTACATATCAACGCTTGCGAGGGCAAAACTTGTGCGCAGTGGGATTTGATGAGGCAGATACTATCCCAAAACGAGATGCGGAGAGTGCAATGAATATGGCACTAGCAAGACTTAGATCTGGTAATGTTCAGCAGTTCTATGCAACAACAACTCCCGAAGGTCATGGCTGGGCATTTGAAACTTTTGAAAAAAATAGAAAATCTGATACTGCATTGATCCAGGCAAAGACGGCTGATAATCCTTATCTACCTGATACATTTATTCCATCTTTGTATGAAAATTATCCACCGCAGTTGATAAAGGCTTACCTCCTTGGTCAATGGGTCAACCTTACAAGCGGCCAGGTTTATGACCGTTTTGATCGTAATCATCATGTCATCAATAAAATACCGTTTGACATCAAGATGGAAACTTTACTTTGTGGTATAGATTTCAACGTGATGAACTGCAACTGCGTTATTGGTGTGAGAGATGGTGACAAGTTAGTGATCATTGATGAAATATCAAAACAAAAAGATACAGATGCGTTGGCACAGGAGTTACTCAGACGCTATCCTTCAAACAGAATATTAGTTTACCCTGACGCTAGTGGTTCAGCACGTTCAACGATTAACGCATCAAAGACAGATCTCGCCATACTCCAAGGTTACGGCTTCGGTTCAATGGCTCTCAAGAGCAACCCCTTTATCAAAGATAGAGTTGCAACCGTCAATGCGTTACTACAGAACGGCAAAGGGGAAAGACGTTTGGCGATTCATGCCAGTTGCACTCGTTTGATTTCGTGCCTTGAATTGCAGAGCTACGATGAAAAGACAGGAGATCCAGACAAACAGAATGGATATGACCATATGAACGATGCCTTGGGGTATTTAATTTATCGTGAATTTAATTTGCTTTATGGTAGGGCAGGCAAGCGAACAGGGATTAGAATATATTAAAAGTAATGGTACTATGAGGAAAAACCGTGTATAGCTCTCTGAATATTTACAATCAGCCTGTAACACTAGCTCCTACAACGGTTGCAAGTCCTAACGCTGCCTATCAAAGGATGGCAAATTTTTGGGGTTTGGTTGAAGATTTAAAAGAGGGAACATACAAGATCAGGAGTGAACATAGAAAATATCTTCCGCAAGAAAGCAGGGAGACAGATGATTCATATGACGTTCGACTTTCGAGATCAACAGTTGTGCCATATCTGCAGCGTATTGAGAAGATGTTGTCAGGTATGCTGGTAAGAAAACCTATCAGACTTGATGATGTATCAGATCTGGTACGAGAGCAGTTATTTGATGTTGACCTTGAGGGTAATGATCTTAATGTCTGGTTATATCAAACAGCTAGGGTTGCAATTTCTTTTGGTCATGTTGGTGTTTTAGTTGATGCGCCAAAAGATGGAGAAAAAGTTAGACCATATTGGGTAACATACGAACCAAAAAATATTTTGGGATGGAGGACAGAGATTGTTGACGGTGTTAGAAAGTTAACTCAACTGCGATTGATGGAACAGGTTGTCGAATCTGATGGAAAGTATGGAGAAAAGATTGTAAAACAGATCAGAGTACTAGAACCTGGGCGATATGAAATCCATAGAAAAGATAAAAAAGGTGAATATAAATTACATGATGAGGGAGAGATGAGCATAAAAGACAAGATTCCTTTTGCTGTTGCATATTCAAACCGAGTTGGATATTACGAAAGCCGAAGTCCTCTGTATGACATAGCAGAACTTAACCTCAAACACTACCAGATACAGAGTGACTTGGATAATATTCTGCATATCAGTTCTGTTCCTTTGCTTGCCGTCTTTGGTTATCCGAATGCAGATGAGATAACAACAGGCCCGAATGAAGCATTATCATTACCACCTGAATCGAGGATGGAATATGTCAGCCCATCGGGTGACAGTTATGATAGTCAGTTTACAAGATTGAAAGATATTGCAGATCAGATCAATACATTGTCATTAGCTGCGGTACTTGGTCAAAAGTTAGTTGGTGAGTCAGCCGAGGCCAAGAGGATTGATAGATCACAAAATGACAGCACAATGATGGTCATTGCTCAACAGATGCAAGATCTGATTGATAACTGTCTTAAGTTTCATAGCGAATATCTGAACGAACCAAATGCAGGCAGCAGTTTTGTTAATCGAGACTTTGTAACGGCAAGGTTAGAACCACAAGAGATCCAATCATTACTTGCATTATTCACTGCTGGTACTATTAGCCAGGAGACATTACTTACACAATTAAGCAGTGGTGAGATTCTCGGTGATGACTTTGATGTGGAGGAAGAAGTAGAGGCAACGCAAGCTGGTGGGCTGATCGAAATGGAAGCCCCAACAGAACCTGACGCAGCTTGATGAATGTCAATTCCAGAGGTATTTTTCAGAGAGACTATTGATCTCAACCGTTTCAGTAATGCTGTTGCAAAAAAATATGCTGTTACTTATAACGAGGTTATATTAAATGCTGCAAAAAGACTAAGAGAAATAGATTTTAGGCAGAGAAGGGCTGGTGAAGCTGTAATTATTGCACCTGAAACAAGAAAAAGACTAAGAGCGATCATAAAACAGGCAAAAGATAGTCTTAATACATGGTCTGGAGCTACGGCAAAAGATTTCAAGAAAGAATTACAGGGAATAACTCTTTTACAGAGAGATTTTATTGTGAATGAACTAAAAAAAGTAACAGCATCTGGCGATGTGCCGATCAATAGCGTTGCTGTAAGTCCAAAATATGCCGATTCATTTATTAGTGTCGATCCAACCCAGACAAATATTTTTACAAGTAAACAATTTACAGAAGATGATTTTGTAAGGTTTGGTTCTGGTAAGTTTGAACTTACTGCAAGACAAGGTGCTGCTGTAACTTTACCAAATGGTCAAACTGTAGAAAAAGCATTCAGAGGTATTGCTGCCAGTTCACAAGAAAAACTTGCATTGGCAATCAGATCAGGTGTTTTTAGTGGAGAAACATCACAACAGATTGCAAGAAAGTTAGTTGGAGGACTTGACTTTGGTCAACCAGGAACTGTAAAACAAATCGCAGCAGCAGGCGGTGAGGTTACAAAACTTGCTAATTATCAAATACAAACTATTATCAGAACTTCTGTGAATCAAGTGCAGAATCAAGCATCACAGGCTGTTTATGCTGCGAATAGCAAAGTCGCTCCTAAATATGAATATGTTGCGACATTGGATTCAAAAACTACACCAATTTGTCAGAGACTTGATGGTGAGCAGTTTGAATACAACAAAGGGCCAACACCTCCACAACATTTCAACTGTAGATCAACTACTGTTCCTGTTGTTGATTTTGATGGATTACAAGAAAAATATCCAGGTCTTGAAAAGCCACCCGAAACTGCACTTGATACAAGGCCAAGTATGACAGGTAGAGTTCCACAGGGGCAGGCTTATGGTGATTGGTTATTGAACCAAAAAAAAGAACTACAGATAAAAACTCTTGGCAATGAACAGAGAGTTAGATTTTTTAAAACATTAGCTGGCAAAAAAGGAAGTTCTGGTCAAAAGGCATTGAGGCAGATTATCAGAAGCGATGGAACAGAAAAAACATTAGACCAAATCAAAAAAGAATATAAACTATAGATATGCCACTAAAAAAAGGAAAATCAGAATCTGTTATCTCAAGCAACATCCGTTTGTTGATGAGAGAGGGAAAGACATTGAAGCAGGCACAGGCTATTGCATTATCTACAGCAGGCAAAAAGAAAACAGCTAAGAAACGTAAAAGGAAGTAATATAGAAACAGCTACTTTTATTGTCATGCCTTCACACTATGGATCAATGAAACCAAAAGGAAAGAAGAAGAAAAAGAAGGGAGGTAAAAAATAATGGGATATACATTCAAAGTCCAGACTTATGATGAGTCAAAGCCAAAGGCTGAAAAGGAAACAAAACCAGCAACTAAGAAAAAAGCTTAAAAGTGACTAAAAAATTTAGGCGAGTTCCAAAAGACAAAAAGACAGGTGTTCCAAAAAAATACCTGTCTGGAGCTATGAATAAGTTAGCAAAAGCTGCTGAAATTAAGAGAACTGCCGAAGCCTACAGAAAAGGAGAATTTATTGATATAAAGGCTGTATCTAAATCACGCACAGAACAAAATGTCTCAAGCAAGAAGAAGAAAACCACTAAGCGAAAGCGTAAAAGCTAGCCTTCGCAAAAAGGCAGAAGGCACTCGCTTTTTTTATGGTGAACTTGCAGAAGTTTACCGCAAGGGTCAGGGTGCATATCTTTCTGCTGGATCTCGTAATGTGCCGATGGCAGCATGGGCAATGGGCAGGGTAAATAGTTATATGACAGGTAAAGGCGGAGCAAGAACAGCAGACGCTAAGATTTATTCAAAATATCAAAAGAAAAGATAATGGCTCCTTTAACAAAAAAACAAAAAGAAACCTTGAAAGCTCATTCAGTGCATCACACTAAAAGGCACATGAATTATATGGTCAGGAAAATGCGTGAGGGTATGAGTTTTGCAAGAGCGCATAGAATGGCACAGGAGAAGATAGGCAAATGACATTAAGTAAAAAAGAAAAGATAGAACGTAAGCTGAAAAAGTATGGCTTAACAGAAGTTAACAAAGCAAAACCAACTCCAGG